GATGAGGCCTCTGGTGATGGTTTCAGATATTGTGGTCGTGGTCTAATTCAATTAACAGGTAAAGAAAACTATTCTTGGTTTGCTGCTTCAATTGAAATACCTGTTGAACAAGCATCTGAATATCTACAAACATTTGAAGGTGCAGCTCAATCTGCTTGCTGGTTCTGGGAAACAAATAACCTAAACCAATGGGCAGATAAAGGCGACATTCTCACATTAACAAAGCGTATCAATGGTGGTACAATTGGACTTGATGATAGAATTAAACATTATGAACACGCACTTCATATATTAGGAGTTTAAGATGGCAGACGAAAACGCAAAAGGCGCATTTATAGAGAAACTACTGTTTGCTCTATTACCATTATTAATTGGTTGCACAGGTTATCTGATTAGTGCATTAGGCGCACTACAACATGATGTAACTATTCTAAACGCAAAAGTGAGCCTAGTAGTAACCAGCGACAACAAACAGGCAAGCAACACAGGTGCTGAACTTGCTCGTGAAAAACTACGCCAAGACTTGACAGAAGCCGTTCAACGTAATCGTGATAGTATTCAGCAGAATAAAGAACATATTGCTATTCTTGAAGAAAAAGTAAAACGATTAGAGCGAGGCAAATAATATGAATGATAAAAGATTAGCCAAAGGCCTAATTATTTTATTATTGCTTCCATTGACATTGGCATATTTTAGTGGTGATAAGTTCCGTTACCCATGCCAAGACCCAGCAAATTGGGATAAAGATATATGCAAGTTGCCATATTGTGATGTAACAAGGACTTGTCCTCAACATATTTTTAAGGGTCAAAATGACCCACGCTTGGGACCAGATGGAACTAAACCCATTGCACAAAATACACCAACACCAATAACGCCAACAACTGGAGCGAATTGCAAATGAACTTGAATATTTTTAATAAAGAAGAAAAGAAATCAGAAGATAACTTCATGTATACCGAAGAGCAGTTGATGGCTCGTCTGAAGTTCTTTATTGGTATTTGTTTGGCACTTACATTGTTTGGTATTGTATTCGTTGTGTTATACTCATTAATCTTTGTAACACAACCACTCAATGCCATTTCACCTATCGACCAAAAATTCTTTGAGTTGATTATACCTATTGCCACATTTTTAACTGGTACATTGTCTGGTATCATGTTGGCTGGTGGTGATAAAGATGCACAGAAGATGGCACTACAAGCTGCAACACGGCCTACAACAGTAAGTCCTGCACCAACAACACCATCTACACCAAGTTTTAGTGGTGTAACAACGCCTGCTTTCGTTGCATCGGCACCAGCACCATCGCCATTTACACCAGCAGTTGTAACAGGATTTGGTGGTAAACCAGCACCACTTCAACCACCTCAACCAGAGATTTAATAAATGAATTGGTTAAATAGTATGTTATCGGATGGACACAATAGTTCCGTCAGTAGTAAAAGAGTTATAACGTTTATGGCTTTTTTAATATGTGGGTTTGCATTGATTGCCGACATATTTGGTTATAAAGTAACACCATCACTATTTGATTCGATGATATATTTGGTGATTGCAGGATTAGGTTTCACCGCTTCAGAAAAATTTGCTAAAAAGGAAGAACAGAAATGAAAGCATCCAATACATTCGCATGGACATTTATTGCAGTAGCAGTAGCATTAACTGCTGTTAATACAGCACAAGCTGCCGAAACCAAGAAAGCCTGTGTCATGCAAAAAGACCAGAAAACAGGTAAAGAAAAAGAAGTATGTAAAGAGATCAAAGTGCATAAGAAGTTAGAGGGCACAGCAGTTCCAGAGAAGAAGTAAATGGCAGAGTTTGACGATACCGATATCAAAGTGGACATTGGTGTTTTAAAAACCCAAGTGTTGACTTTATCTGCACTTTGTAATAAAATGGACCAGGTTATAGAAAAACTGGTAGATCAACACGACCGGCATATTGCAAAGGTATACACAGATATGGATAATCGCAGACTAGAAACAGAAGCTGATATTAAAGAAATACATCAGCGAATTGATACCGTTTTGGATAAAATGGAAAGTTCCAACAAAGAAATTATGGAAGAATTTAAATCTCTCCGTAGAGATATGAGTGACCATAATAAAGCCGAAAAAGATGCTCTAGATGCATTACTCAAATGGAAGTGGATGTTAGCGGGTGGTATTATTGCAATCTCATGGTTGATTTCACACGTCAATCCTGATACAATATCTAAGTTTATTAAATAATTAATTGGTTTCTATATTATGAGTGTTTTTATCGACAGGAATTTCCTGTTACAAGTATCGCCTAAATTACAAAGGTTTACCAAGAAGAAGGATGACCTTTATAATTTCAGGTGTCCGCTTTGTGGCGACTCACAAAAAAACAAACTAAAATCTCGTGGTTATGTTTATCGCAAAAAGAATGACTACTTCTATATGTGCCATAACTGTGGCGCATCAACCACATTTTATAATTTTCTAAAGCAAGTAGATGAATCGTTATTAAAAGAGTATCAATTGGAGAGGTATAAAAATGGAGATACGGGAAACAACAACTATCCTAAACCGGTATTCGAGGAATTTAAGGCGGAGGCCCCAACATTCAAGAAGTCTTTGGAATTACCATCTATTGACTCTTTACCAGAAGCGCATTTTGCTAAAAAATATATCCAGTCAAGAAAGATTCCAGAAGCCTTTCACTCGCAATTATACTTTGCGGAAGATTTCGCAGCCTTCATACAAAGTTTGGGGATTCAAAAAGAACTCTCTAAGGAAGACAAGCGCCTTGTTATTCCGTTCTATGACAAAGAGAAAAATTTAATTGCTGTACAAGGCCGTTCATTAGGTGAGTCCAAGTTACGATATATCACACTAAAACTCCATGATGATAATAAAAAAGTTTTTGGGCTTGACAGAATCAATGAAGAAGAATTAATATATGTGTTAGAAGGTCCCATAGATTCAATGTTTTTGGAGAATGCAATAGCAACAGCAGACTCTAATTTGGAATCGATTACCGATGTATTGGACAAGTCCAAGGTGGTTCTGGTGTTCGACAATGAGCCACGTAACAAAGAAATTGTTGCTAAGATGGAACACGCCATAGATAATCATTTCAATGTCGTTATATGGCCCGAAATGATTGAAGAAAAAGATATTAATGATATGATATTGTCTGGTTTTTCGCCAGATGAAATCCAAGATATTATAAGTAAAAATACCTTTGTAAACCTTAGAGCAAAGATGGAATTCGTGAGTTGGAAAAAAACATAATGAATGTAAAATTAATATCATACACACAAGGAACAGATGGTAAAAACTTACTAGAGCAAGTAGCATATGCCGCTAGAGTTTCAAACCCATCAAATCAAGATAATAATGAAACAGCTGAAAAGTTAGTTCGTTATTTGATTAAGCATCAACACTGGTCACCACTCGAAATGGTGAATGTTTGTTTAGAAATTGAAACTACAAGAGATATAGCAAGACAGATACTAAGACATCGTTCCTTTTCATTTCAAGAGTTTTCTCAAAGATATGCTGTAGCAGATTTGGGTTTTGAATTTAAAGAAGCAAGATTACAAGATGAAAAGAATCGACAGAATAGTATTGAAACAGATAACATTGGTTTGAAACTAAATTGGGAAACACAACAAGACTATGTTATTGTAGCAGCAGAAAAAGCATATCGTTGGGCTATTGAACACGGTATTGCAAAAGAACAGGCACGAGCAGTTTTGCCTGAAGGCATTACAGTTTCAAGGTTGTACATGAATGGTACTCTGAGGTCTTGGGTACACTATATACAGTTACGGAGCGAAAAAGGTACTCAAAAGGAACATCGTGAGATTGCCATGGCATGTGCTAAAGCAATTGAACCTGTTTTCCCAATGATTCAAGAATTTATAACATAATAATAAAGTAAGGCGAATACATGGAATACCTAGGTATTAGTATAGATTTAGAAAGAGATAAATTATTTGATGAACTCGGAATTAAAAGACTACAAGAATCATACATGCGAGAGGACGAATCGTCACCCCAGCAGCGATTTGCATACGTTTCAAAAGCGTTTGGTTCCAATCAGCAACACGCACAGAGATTATACGAATACTCTAGCAAACATTGGCTCTCTTATTCTACTCCCATTCTTAGTTTTGGCCGTAGTAAGCGTGGGATGCCTATTTCTTGTTTTCTCAACTATATCGAAGATACTGCGGAGGGATTAGTTGATAACCTCTCAGAAACAAATTGGCTTTCTATGCTCGGCGGTGGCGTGGGTATTGGCTTTGGTATCCGGGCTGCTGATGATAAGTCTACTGGTGTATTACCACACCTCAAGATTTACGATGCGAGTTCTCTTGCCTATCGCCAAGGTCGTACTAGGCGTGGTTCTTATGCCGCTTACCTTGATATATCTCATCCTGATATCATTCCTTTTTTAGAGATGAGAAAGCCGACAGGCGACCCAAATCAACGTTGTTTAAATCTACATCACGGCATCAATATCAATGATGAGTTTATGTCTATCATTGAAAAATGTATGTTAGATCCTGATGCGGATGATTCATGGGAATTAAAAGATCCTCATTCTGGTGAAGTGAGGGAAGTTGTATCTGCTAAACACTTATGGCAAATGGTGCTAGAACTCCGTATGCACACAGGTGAACCATACATACATTTTATAGATACCAGTAATAAAGAATTACCTCATTGGTTGAAAGATAAGGGTTTAAAAGTTCACCAATCAAATCTTTGTTCTGAAATTATATTGCCGACAAATGAAGAAAGAACAGCTGTCTGTTGTTTATCTTCCTTAAACTTGGAGAATTACGATGAATGGAAAGATAACACATTATTTCTTAAAGACGTTGCCGAAATGCTTGATAACGTCCTTAATTATTTCATTGCTAATGCTCCTGATGATATCGCTCGTGCAAAGTATAGTGCCGAAAGAGAACGTTCTATTGGTATTGGTGCTCTTGGGTTCCATGCTTATCTACAGCGCAATGGCATTGCTTTTGAAGGCGTCATGGCAAAAGTCGCTAACAATCGCATATTTAAAAATATTAGGGAGAAATTAAATGTTGCTAATTTGGAATTGGGTAAAGAGCGAGGCGAAGCTCCTGATGCTGTCGGTACAGGCTTTAGGTTTAGTCATCTCATGGCTATTGCTCCCAACGCTTCTTCTTCTATTATCATGGGGAATACTAGCCCAAGTATTGAACCTTATCGTGCCAATGCTTACAGACAAGACACTTTATCAGGTTCTTTCTTAAACAAAAATCGTTGGCTGGATAAAATTCTCAAAGAGAAACTACAAGATGAAAATGAATACAATGATGTTTGGTCATCAATTATTGCAAACGATGGTTCGGTTCAACATTTAGATATCTTAGATGAAGCAACAAAAGATGTGTTTAAAACATCAATGGAGATTGACCAACGTTGGGTGATTGACTTGGCTTCTGATAGGCAACAATATATTGACCAAGCACAATCATTGAATCTATTCTTTAGACCAGATGCACATATTAAATACATTCACGCAATTCACTTCATGGCATGGAAAAAAGGACTGAAAACACTTTACTATTGCCGTTCCGAGAAAATTGGTAAGGCAGATAAGGTATCTAAAAAGATTGAACGTCAAGTAATTAAAGAATTAGATATGGAGCAAATTGCTCAAGGTAACGATTGTATTGCTTGTGAAGGATAATAGATGCAACTAACAGCCAATGCTGCCAACAAAATTAAAGATTTAATTATCGACCAAAATGATCCAGAAATAAAATGTTTAAGAATATCTGTCAAAGGTGGTGGATGTTCCGGATTTCAATATGATTTTATGTTTGAAAATACAATAGAAGAAAGTGACTTTATTATAGAATCAGATGATGTTAAAGTGGCTGTTGATTACATGTCCATGGAATATTTAAAAGAATCAACTGTTGATTATGTAGAACAAAATTTTGAATCGAGATTTGTAGTAAAAAATCCTAGTGCCAAAGCCACTTGTGGTTGCGGTTCTTCCTTTAGTGCTTAGAAAGAAATAAATGATTAAAAAAACAGAATTAGATATTACCGAAGAAAGAACATATTTCAAGCCATTCAATTATCCTTGGGCATACGATGCTTGGCTGAAACATGAGCAATCTCATTGGTTACATACAGAAGTGCCAATGCTTGAGGATGTAAAAGATTGGAAAAAGAAATTAAGCAAAGAAGAAAAACAATTTCTAACTCACATCTTTCGTTTCTTCACACAAGGTGATATTGACGTTGCTGGTGGTTATATTAAAAACTATTTACCATATTTTCCACAACCAGAAGTCCGTATGATGTTGGCCGGTTTCGCTGCTCGTGAAGCATTACACGTTGCCGCATATTCTCATTTGATTGAAACTTTGGGTTTACCAGAAACAACATATAACGAATTTTTAGAATATGCAGAAATGAAAGAGAAACACGATTACATTCTCGATATTTCTGCTAAGAATACCACAAAAGAAAATACTGCTACACATATTGCTGTGTTCTCAGCATTTACTGAAGGCATGCAATTATTTTCTTCTTTTATTATGTTGCTAAATTTCCCACGCCACGGTAAGATGAAAGGTATGGGTCAAATCATTACTTGGTCAATTGTCGATGAAACGATGCACGCTGAGAATATGATTAAATTGTTTAGAACCTACATTGAAGAAAACCGTGAAATTTGGAATGATGAGTTGAAATCTAAAATTTATACCATTGCTGAAAAGATGGTTCAACTTGAAGATAAATTTATCGACCTTGCTTTTGGTGTAAATCAAATGGAAGGACTAACTGCTGAAGAAGTTAAAAAATATATTCGTTATATTGCTGACCGCAGATTGATTTCTCTTGGTCTTAAAGGCATCTATAAAGTGAAACGCAATCCTTTACCATGGGTAGAGGAAATGATTAACGCACCAACTCATACCAATTTCTTTGAAAATCGTGCTACTGATTATGCAAAAGGAGCTTTATCAGGAAATTGGAGTGATGTGTGGGCTCATTAAGGAATTATAATGACAAATAAAAACTTAAATGGTGAATGCACAAATTGTGAATCAACATATAGCGTACAGTTTATGCAAGAAATGGTTTCTCAAGATTTACCTGAACATTGTCCATTCTGCGGTGAAATGATTGAAGAATTATCGGAAGACTATATAGAGGATGAAGATGATTTGGATACTGGAGAATGGGATTAATTTACAATATAATTGAAGATTGTAGCCCATACTATATTAGATTTTCTCATGAAAATATATCGAACATAATAGATATATCTTTAGAAGAATCTTTAAAAGAAACTTTTACAAAAAATTTTACTCACCACAAATTTAGTTTAGATGTTTCTGAAAAAATATTAAATCTTTGTCCAATCACCAAAAAAATACCATTAAAGAAAACAAGAGTTTCTTTATTTGTAACAAAACCAGGTTATTATTATCGAGCTCATAAAGATGGAGTAGATAACAAAATAAGCTTTAACTATACAATAAAAATATTGGATAATAAGTGTGTCACAAGTTGGTATGATGATGAACAATTAAAAAATTATGAAATTGTTGGTTTGGATTGGAAAAATAAATCCAGAGAAGTAAGTGGCTTTGTAAAAGAAAATCATATTCCAAAAAAAACAATGGTTGCATTACAAGGTGAATGTATATTATTTAATACTGACATTTATCACGATTTCGATAATAGATGTTCAAAAAATGAAAGAATCGTGTTAACTTTAAGGCCAACATTTTCAGAAAGTATATCGTTTGAAGATGCAAAACGAATATTGTTTGGACTATAAATAATCCAAATAAAGGATTATTTGTATGTGGCAATATAATGGTAAAGATTTTACGGAAGACTTGATTGGTGATAATTACGGGTTCGTGTATCAGATAACTAATCTGACGAATGGTAAAAAATACATAGGTAAGAAATTTTTCTATTCTACCAAAACCAAACAAGTCAAAGGTAAAAAGAAACGGTATAAAGCCAGTTCGAACTGGCAAACTTACTACGGAAGTAGTGACATCTTACAGAAAGATGTGTTACAATTAGGACATAAAAACTTTGTCCGTGAAATACTACACTTATGCAAATCTAAAGGTGTATGTGGTTATCTCGAAGCAAAAGAACAGTTTGTTCGTGGTGTAATGGAATCAGAAGATTACTATAACACATGGATAATGGTACGAGTTAGAAAATCACACATTAAAGGATTACAATGTTAGACTTCTTAAAAGAATTTAGTAAAGACGGCCACGATGCCATCTTCTTTTTGCCTGGCGAAAAGAAAGATGATTTACATATTGAAGGCGCAACATATAAAAACCCTGGTGACAAAATTGGCGGCAATTCCATGGGTGATGAATATCATGTAATATTATTCAAGGAACAAGAAGATGGTAAATTATATGATGTTGATAAATTTGAAGCCATTTTTGCCGATCCATACGAATACATTTCAAACTTAATAACACAAAATTGGTTTGGTATACTTGCAAAGCGTACTACCACATCTGACGACTTTGTTCAAAAAACGTTTGACAAACTGATGAAGATATGATACAATAGATTTATTGGAAACTATTGAAAGTTTGTTATGATTCTCATTGACTTAAATCAAGTATTACTTGCTGGTCTGATGGCACAAATTGCTAATCATAAAGGCAAATTAGAAGAAAGCCTAATTCGGCATATGGTGTTAAACATCATTCGTACTCATGTAAAGAATTTTAAAGCGGAGTATGGTGAAGTTGTATTGTGTTGTGATAACCGTAAATACTGGCGCAAAGAATTCTTTCCTTTCTATAAAGCAAATCGTAAAAAGAACCGTGATAAATCGGACTTAGATTGGCATTTAATTTTCGATATTCTTGGTAAACTAAAACAAGAATTAAAAGATAATTTTCCATATAAGGTAATTGATGTCGAAGGCGCTGAAGCAGATGACATTATTGGTACACTAGTACCACGTCATGCACCACATGAAAAAGTTTTAATTCTTTCAAGTGATGGTGATTTCCTACAATTACAAATGTATGGTGATAATGTTAAACAATACAATCCATCACAAAAGAAATATGTTAAGTCCGTGGATCCACTCCTAGAACTCAAAGAGAAGATTATTCGTGGAGATAAAGGTGACGGTATACCCAATATCTTTTCGCCATCGGATTGCTTTGTCCGTGACTTACGGCAGAAACCAATTACACAGAAAGTTATTGAAAAGTATTTGGCTGAAAATTATGGTGATTGGGAAGATGAAAATGCTAGAAATGGTTTTTCTCGTAACCAAGCATTAATTGACCTTAGAAACATTCCAGGTGATATTAAAAACAAAATTATAAATACCTATGAAGAAACAAAACCTGCTAAAGGTAAGTTGTTGAATTATTTTATTGAACACAAACTGAAAAACTTAATGGAAGTAATAGAGGAATTTTGATGAAAAGCATATATGAAGTATTTGATGAATTTGAAATGGCTTCATCTAAAAAAGATAGAATGGCAGTAATTGAAAAAAATCTGTCAACCACATTGGTACAGGTACTTGAATTGGCTTTCCATCCAAATAATCAATGGTTAATAACCGAAATGCCTGATGGTTATGAAGTGCCAACAGATGTTTTGCCTGGACTTTCTGGAACACAATTATCAATTGAATTACGTAAATTATATTTGTTTCAAAAAGGACACCCTAATGCAGAAAAGTTAACTGCGGAGAAACGAAAAGAATTGTTGTTACAGTTGTTAGAAAGATTAGAGCCCCGTGAAGCCGAAGTTATTATTGGTATTTTAAGTAAAGATTTGGGTGTAAGGGGCCTAGATTATAAATTTGTAAAGGAAGCTTTCCCTAATCTATTACCTTAAATGTACGAAAAAGAGAGAATTGTCGTTATTTGCGGTACCTTTGATCCACTCACTATTGAAGAATTAAATTATATTAAAAGATGTCACCACCGTGGTGACCACCTTATTGTCGGCGTCCATTCCGACTGGTGGATGATGTGGGCACTTGGAGGCTTCGTACAGAACTATGATACACGCAGAGAAATTATTAAAAGCTTAAAATATGTTGATGAAGTATTTTCATTCAATGATTCCGATGGCACCGTCTGCCAACTTCTCAAAATTGTAAAGATTTGTTATCCTCATGCTGATATAACTTATGTGTCACAAGAGGATATGCATAATATGCCAGAAACTAAAATAAAAGGCATAACGTTTGAAACCATGAAATAGGAGATTGCAAGTGACCAAATTTGTAGGTAAGTTCCGTAAGAACCAAGACTATAATGATGATTACATTTACGCCAAAAACTTTTTACATAGTAAAAGACGCAGAGGCGAACATTCTGAAGTAAAAAAGCAGATGAAACATTGGCAAGATGAGAATTTCGAAGAACTTGAAATTTCACAAGGTAAAAAAAAGTAATATTACCTAAATTTTTAATTATTTTTAACATAAGTAGGTATGCTGCCGTTTCAAATAAAGGTATTGGTATTAATGTTGTTTTCATACAACACATCTATTGACATACACTTATTTCCGTAGTATAATGATTCTTCTACAATGGAGAATTGTTATGATTATTCACGGTTATATTCCAAAATCAAAAAAACGGAAAGTTTCAAAAGCAAAAAAACTTCAACACGAAGAATGGCTACTTTCCATCAATTCGATGTCTACCAATTTCAGTAAAACAAAATCCAAGATTATTTCCGCAAATGTTCCTTTACCTAAGATCCCTGCAGGTAGAGAAACGCCTAGGTTTGCGTCCGTAAATACAGGTTTTGTACCTTGCACAAAAAAACTTCCATTTTCGTATACCGGCGATAAAATGAAAGGTGTGGCTACGATGCATAAGTCAAATGCCGTGCCGGTTTTCACGGATAAAGAAGCAAAAGAAATTTCCAGCATGCGGAGATGATAAAAAATGAATCCTAAAGGTTGGAGTGATGAAGATTGGGACGAATATGAGGAATATTTGCTCAGTTTGACTGCCAAAGAACTCGAAATTGAGTTAAAATTGCTTGAAACGCTCGGAAAAGCAAAAAAAGAAGGCAAAAATATTGTACCGAGCGAAACTTTTTATGAAATGTGAGTAAATTATGTTGCAACAATGGGAAGAAACACAGATACATAGAGGAATTGATGAAATTATGCATAATTTGCGTCATATTCCAGCTGATGATGTTGCGTATTTCTTGGTAAAGTTCAATCCGAATCTTGCCGAAGAGCTTGTAGCTGCAATTGAGCAGCGAATTTTCGATAAAAACGAAGGAAAAAAATATGAATGATACTCCTTACTATATTTGGCTTGATGCCAAAGCAGATGATGATGAAATTCCTGCGTGGAAACGTTTAGATATCGTAACTCGCAAGTGGGCAACTCTTACAAATATGGAAAAAGACCTGAATGACTACCAAAAACGCAAAGAATATTACCAATAAGAGATATTTAACAAAAATTGTTGATGCGAATGATGGTACAGGTGATGGTATTCTAATTCTTCCTGAAGAAATTGTAAAATACAATCATTGGAAAGAAGGTCAAGCGGTCGAAATGGAATATAAAGAAGGAAAACTCTACCTAAAAGCCTTACCGGATCAGAGCGTTGTATAAAAACAACAGCATAAAAGATACCGCTTGACGGTAGATGATTTTTATGAGATAATACTATTATTAACTCGGAGAATCTATGGAACTAATTCAATCTAAATCGTTACTTGCCAAACTAATGGCAAATGAGAATCTGACTATCGAACAGCGTAATACTAACACGGCCGCATTTGATGTGAAGAACCGTGTATTGACCGTTCCTGTTCTCGACAAAAACATCTCAGGTTATCTCTATGACCTTTTTCTAGGTCACGAAGTAGGCCATGCACTATACACACCCCTAGACGGCATGATGAAGGCACACGAAGAAAAGATACCAATGGGTATTATGAATGTGCTGGAAGATTCCCGTATTGAAAGAAAAATCAAAAACAAATATCCCGGCATTCGTTCCTCTTTTGTCCGTGGCTACCGTGAACTAATTGAAAAAGATTTCTTTGGTACAAACGGCACGGATCTCAATGATATGAATTTTATCGACCGTGTTAATCTCTACACAAAAGGCGGAGCCGCACAAGGCATTCGTTTTACTGATGTTGAGAAATTGTTAGTTCACCGTATTGAAAATACCGAATCATATGATGATGTCATCAAGCTTGCGTATGACGTTATGGATTATTTGAAAGAAGAAGCAGAACAACGCAAATTGCAAAATCCTGAATTTGAAGAAGATCCTGATGGTGAGTTTGAATCAGAAGGTTACGAAGAATCTGATGATTATGATGATGACACCATGGAGAAATTTTCACAATCAAATTCTGAAGCCGATGAATCGATGGATGAAGTTGATGAAGATTACAAAGAACAACAAATTGGCCATGAAGGTGGAGATACCACTGGAGAAGAATTTGATTCTTTGACTGATAAATCATATCGTCAAAACGAAAGTAAATTATTTGAATCAAGTGATAGGCACTATTACTATGGTAACATTAATGATATCGATTTGAAAAAAGCTATTGTTCCATACAAACAGTTGTGGGCTGAATACAAAAATGATTTGGGTAAATACAACATTTCTGGTATTGATACAACTGCTTTTATGAAAATCCGTAATGATGCCAAAAAAGTTGTTGGTTATTTGGCCAAAGAATTTGAATTGCGCAAGAATGCTGACCAACAGAAACGTGCATCGATAGCTAAAACTGGTGAATTGAATCTAAACAAAGTTTATGCGTATCAATTTACCGAAGATATCTTTAAGAAGATGACAGTTTTACCTGAAGGTAAATCTCATGGTCTTGTTATGTTCCTTGATTGGTCTGGTTCTATGTCTGACCACATGGAGAATACTGTCAAGCAATTAATCAATCTGGTAATGTTCTGTAAGAAAGTAAATATTCCTTATGAAGTATATGCTTTCACTTCTGAACACACCGACAAGTATAGTGTTGATTTCAAAGCCGGGGATTTGGACTTACATGGTTTTAAATTGATGAATTTGTTATCGAGCAAAATGTCGGCTTCTGAGTTCACTTATGCTTGCTCTGCTCTGGTTCGTTGTGCTGAACCCCGTGCTTGCCGTCCACATTGGTTTCATCTTGGTGGCACACCACTCTATGAAGCCGTGATTGCTGCTATGAAGATTATACCTGAGTTTCAAAAGAACTACAAGTTACAAATTGTCAATACGGTATTTCTAACCGATGGTGAAGGCAATCCAGTAAGAAATGTTTTGTTTTCACATACGCATACCGATGGCAAAGAAAAACAACTATCTGGTTATAATAATCCGGATTTAGATTCGGGTAGTTCATATGGTAAACAAAAAGTTTTGGTGATTCGTGATCCAATTACCAAGAACGAACAAAAGGTTTATGAACCATATGGTCCAGAATTAATGGCCGCTTACATTAAATTGTTAAAAGCAAGAACACAATGTAATGTGATTGGCTTCTATGTATTGTCTGGCCGTGAGTTTGGTCGTGTTGCACACACATTCTATCCTAGAGCTAGTGACCATATGAAATTGAAAGCTGAATTCCGTAAAGAGAAATATAAAATTATTACCAATGCTGGTTTTGATGAGTATTATTTACTCCGTTCAGAAGGCCTAGATACTGATGATGGTGTAGAATTTCATGTTAAAGAAAATGCTACTACTCGTGGTCTGGTGTCAGCGTTCAGTAAATACGCCGGCAACAGGTTGTCTAACCGTGTTGTATTAAATCGATTTATAGGAATGATTGCATAATGGAACTATCTAAATTTATGAATGGCGATAAGAAAGCCATTGTAGAAAGAGCAGACTTCAATTATACTATTGTCTATTATCTTAATGACAAGGTAATTAAAAAAGAAGTTACTGCCGATTATCAGAAAGCAGAAGGTATGGCAGAAGATTATGTTTTGGCCGAAGAAAGAAAAGGTCCAAGTTTTTTAGTAGAAAAATGGAACGATATCTAATATGATTGCTGAAGATGAATTCGATCCTAAGCGGATCGCTGATGAAATGATTAAACGATGCCTTGATGCCAGAGAATGGACAATCAAGTGTTATGTGCAAGAAGAATGGTTTATAAATGGAGTTGTTCCATTTACCATTAATATGAAAGATGGCTTATATACTTGTAAAGTAATTGCTCCCACGAAATTGGAAGCACTTAAAAAGGTAGAAGAATATATGCCTGTGATTAAATTTGTGGAAGATGATAATGAATGATAAACAAAAAGAAGCCCTACTGATTTTACAGGAAGAATGTGCTGAAGTAATTCAAGCGGCTTGTAAGATATCCCGTTTTGGTACAGAATCTAGATGGCCAACCGAAGAATCGGGTACAACCTTAGAAGAATTGCAAATGGAGATTGGTCAAACATTGGCCATGATTGATATTCTAACCGAACAAGGTGTATTGAATAATGAAGCTATGAATGCGGCTAGAGAACACAAAAAAATAAAACTGAAAACTTGGTCTAATATTTTTAACTGATGGATCCAAGAGAATTATTAAATTGGTTAAAAAGTTTAATTGTATGGACACCAGAAGGTAGTCAAGCTCGACAGCGCATACAAGAATTGATTAACCGCCTAAAACAACATTTAGGTCAAACATGAAAATATTAGTTACCGGTTCTAACGGTTACATTGGCAAACATCTTTGTGCCAAACTGGTTAATCTTGGATATGAAGTTCATAAACTGGACTATGATATCAAGTTTGATTTGCACCAATACAACTATGACATCCGTGACGCCAAAGAACTAAAATCTGGCGGCACGTCTTTTCACACCTACGATGCAGTGATTCATTTGGCTGCATTGGTTCGTGTTGGTGAATCAGTACATTATCCAACATTGTATTACGATACCAATATTAATGGTACTCTTAATGTAATACAAAAAATCAAATACAAAAACTTTATCTTTGCCTCTACTGGCGCAGCATCTAATCCATCATCTCCGTATGGACTATCGAAACGAGTTGCAGAAGATATTGTGTCCGAACAATGTAAACACTTCACCACATTCCGATTCTACAATGTTACCGGTACTGGTGGTTTCCCTGCCACCAATCCTGATGGGTTATTCTACAATCTAACTCAGGCGATAGAAACAAAGAAGTTTCATTTACATGGTACGGACTATAATACAAAAGATGGCACCTGTGTAAGAGAGTATATTCACGTCAATGATGTATGTGATGCTCTCATTCGAGCCATTGGTACTCCGACCAATGGCGTTGAGAATCTGGCCTATAATGATACAAGAACAGTTAAAGAAATCGTAAATATTTTTAAAGAAGTCAACAATGTGGATTTTGATGTGATATATAAGGATGCTAGGCCAGGTGATTTAGAAGCCATGTATCTACCGGATCCTTCTAAATTTATGGTACGCAACTACACTTACGAACAAATGCTAAAATTATAGGAGAATATCATGCTGCCAAATACCGAAACCATCAAGGTGTTTTCAGGTGTTTTTTTGGTGGCGTTTGCCTACCTCTTTGTTCAGAATGATGATTACCATAAAAAGTTTGACAAACAAGTTTCTATAGAGTATAATTGTAATTCAGTATTGAGAAATAAGTTAGATGTACCACAGTTTGTAATTGATGAATGTAATGATGGAAGGAGAATTGTAATTGTTAAAGCCTATCAAGAATAATGTAATCGTTGAGTTGATTGAAAAAGAGAAAGTGACCAAATCTGGTATCGTTCTTTCATCCGCTGACCCAGCAGAAGCCAATAAAGGTAAAGTATTAAAAATCGGACCAGATGTTTTGGATCTTAAAGAAGGTGACTTGATTCTACCCAATTGGAACAAAGCACGCCTTGCCAAGTACATGACCACCGATTTCTATATTATATCTGAAGATGATGTTGTATTAGTATTTGAAGAATAAAAAATATATCAATCGCCACAATAAGGAGAATCGTATGACAACTTTTACCAGCGAAGATTTAAAAAATTATGTCAATTCTCCTGAATATCAAAAATACTTGGAAAGAATTCATGCTGTGCCTCCAAAAGATTATCTACAAGAAGCACCTTATCATCCTGGTTACGAAGGCGTCATACCTGACCCACAATTAAAATTAGATTTACCCAATACAGAAGAACAGAACTCATTACTCCGTAAACGTATACTTGAACTAGAAAAAGAACTAGAAGAATACCGTTCCTTTAAAACCCGCCACTTCAACACAGCACAAGGCATTATTGACTTTTTAAAAACATGATTACATTATTTGGTATATTTGGAATACTCATCACCATACTTGTGGCAGTACCAGCCACTCTGATTGCTGTGGCCACCCTTATCGAACATCCTATTCGTACCATTCTTTCTCTATGGATGGACCTCATAGAAACCTATAAGAACCTCTGGAATAATCTCACCAAGTAACGAAACGCAAAAGCGAAACGCAACACTATATCATGGCAAAACTAATCCTAGTACCTCTCTTATTCCTCTGCGTTTCCGCCGCATCCGGACAAGGCGCTTCCGAGATACCAAAAGATTCCAATATCATTCTCACCTGCCGTCCTCAGAAGCCGCTGAGCCATACTTGGATCTGCGTAGACCAATTTGGTAGAGAACGAATCAACATACTCATTCGAGATAAGAACGCCAAATGAGGCTACTACACATCTTTCAATTCTGGACCGACCTTTTCGAAAATCCTTTTCTCTGCCTTTCCAAAAGATTCTGGTTTTACAGAGAAAAAACTCCTAAAGGCTTTCAATTAATCACCATCTGTGGTATTGCCATGGTCTTTGACCGACCAGAGGTTTCTATATGATCCGCTCATGGAAAGATGGAGAGACCGTAGCACACTTTCTCTATTATGATGAACATGGTCGGATTATCGGTGAAGTAAACCGTGCTGGTCATTCAATCAATACGAAACACACCACGACCGTCTATCCAGATACCGAGAAGGCCATTGGATTAGGCATGTATATTAACTCTGATTTCGCCAAACAAGCCGTAGAGAGATTTTGGAACATACAAGATAGGACACTAATAGAATGAATATATCAACTGACGTATCTGGTAAATGGGTACCCATCCAAGAGGTACTAAAACTTTTGGAACGAATTCGAGAGTTAGAACAACAACTATATGGTTCTAAATAAGACATACAATAGAACCGCTAAGTGGGATGTAGAAAATAATCGGTGGCGGATCGGAGAAACCACTCTCTACCAATGGTACACTAATGAAGAAAAATCTGCCTCACCCATCTACTCAAACCTTCCAGAAGCCCTCCAATGGATCATCCGACACGATGAAAACCTATCGTAGTATCTTTATCTCCGATGTACATTTAGGTACCAGAGATTGTCAAGCCGATAAACTGAATAATTTTCTTAAACATAATACCTGTGATACTCTATACCTTATCGGTGATATCATTGATGCTTGGAAGATTACACAAAACAAATGGAGGTGGCAACAATCTCATTCCAATGTAGTTCGTAGAATCCTTGGTCATGCAAAGAGAGGTACCAGAGTAATCTATGTTGCTGGTAACCATGATGAGTTTCTACGACCTATGATACCATATGGATTCTCTTTTGGTACCATAGAGATCCACAATCAAACCGAACATATCGATGCCAATGGTAAACGCTTTCTGGTTACCCATGGTGACTTATTTGATGGTATCTCTAAGTTGGCTCCGTGGTTGACTTTCCTTGGTGATAAACTGTATGATATGATACTCGGATGGAACTCAAAGTTTAATTCTTTCCGTAGACGCTTTGGATTAGGTTATTGGTCTTTGAGTAAGTACCTCAAATATAAAGTAAAATCCTCTGTAGATTTTCTGTTAGGCTTTGAGAAGAATATCTCTGAATACTGTAAGAAACGTGGCTTTGATGGTGTTATCTGTGGCCATATCCACCATGCTGAGATAAAAGAGATAGATGGTATTCTCTATATGAATGACGGTGACTGGGTAGAATCCTGTACCGCTCTGGTAGAACACCATGACGGAACATGGGAGATTATCCATTGGACCAAAGAGAAGGACGAATCGTAATCCTTCTTGGCCGGTCCTGGAAAAAAATTTAGGAATTCGAAAATCCTGAAAAAATAGCCTAGAAAAAAAGTTACTGAATTCACAGTCCGACCTAGGACAAGCTTTTCTAGCTACTGCTCTGTCCTATCAAGGCTCTCCTGTCGCTTTTCAGACTCGCCCGCCTTACCACCACAGAGCCAGCTCGCCACGCCTTACCACCACTCGCCCGCCTCGCCCTTGCCCCACACGGCTCGGAATACTCCAGCATTTTACTCAAGTATTATCCTCAATAAAATCAATAGCATACCGCCACGCAAAAAATCGTTTGACAATGCCGCCAATTCGTGTATAATAGTCTTATTGTAGTAATTCATTAACACTTATTAAACGAAAGAAAATTATGTTCTCATATATTGATACAATCCAAAACCTCACCGTTGCCGAAAAACGCAATTTAGTAAAATCTATTAAATTAATGATTAAAGAGCATGTTGCTGCTAATCGTGACGCCAATTTCCAACGCAAACAAAATTCTGCTGCTCTCCGTGCTGCCAAAAAAGCAGAACGCATTGCGAAATTAGAACAAAAATTAGAATTGCTCCGCAACCCAGTGGGCGCTAAAGCGATTAAATCAAATCGCAAACCTAGTAAACCTGTAGTTACCAAATTCGCCTAATAGTGAGTTTATAGTAGCATTTCGCTTGAGATGCTATTAGTAAATTTATTATAAAGAGATACTATGCTAGATAAAATAAGAGAATTACCACTTGCTGATAAGAAAACACTATTAGCAATGCTGCAGTCTGATTTAAACCTGACTGTAACCACCGAATTTGTCGTGCAAAAACCAGATTACTGGACAATAGAAACACGCAAATGCAATGAAATTGCCATAGTTAAACGCAATGCCGGTCAAGTGATTTATACCGATTTGCAAATAGTCGACTAATTTACTCAAGTATTAATAATGCTTGTGTTTATTGCCGTTTTGTGTTAAAATAGATTTTTAAAGTGAAAGAGATAAAAATATGATTAATGTTGCATTTGTAGTAAAAACTGCCGATTATTATGTCGTGCAAAGTTACGCTTCCCGTGACCAAAATGAATTTGAAGTATATGATAGTAATGATAATCCGCTCGGGTATTTCGTAGAATCATTTAATGAATTCTCCGAATCGCAGTATGAAATTTATACTCTAGAATCCACCCAATTCGGAGATATTACTCACGAAGAATATAATAGAATTGATTATACCAATTCATTTCAAAATGCTATTGATATTCTCAGAACGAATGCCGAATATGCTTGATAACGCTACTGATATTAAGATTGTTGCCATCCGTAATGATATTGCTTCTTTAAAAGACCAGTATTATATCGACCATCCAGAGTATGTTGCGTTATTGAATACCGCTTATGATGCTCTTGATGATTTAGTTTACCTTAAAATTATGAAAGAACCAAGATGATTAATGAAATAATTACCAAAGTAATAGTATTTTTGTTAGACCGCTTTGCCTTTGATTTTACCGAAGACCAGCGTGACCGTATTAGTGAAGTATTATCGGAGAATCAACCGATATAGTAGTATAGAGAATGCTCTGCCATTCTCTGAGTTTCTTAGAATTACTCTAGGATACTCAGGAAATGGTAGGAAATGTGCGGAGAATAGCGGAAACAAACTAAGACCTGCTTGAAGCACCTATGCGGCGACTATGCTAGCGACTATATTACTAAAAGTTATATAGAGCATTCGTCTGTTGTTTTTTAGCAACATAGTGCGGATTTATCTTGATTTTCTCTACCATTTTGATATAATGGTTGTATTAATTGATTGGAAATTTTTATTATGAAATTATTATCTACTGGCAATCCTAAGATATTGAAAGGTTTGGCACAAGGTTACAATACTTACATATTGCATCTTGCGCCTGCTGACTTATCTGGTCATAATACTTGCCCGAAGGCTACTGCAGGTTGTATTGCTTCTTGCCTTAATACGGCAGGTCGTGGCGGTATGTTTAAGCGTGGTGAATTTACTAATACTATTCAACAAGCACGGATTCGTAAAACTAAAATGTTTTATGAGGATCGTGCAAGTTTTATGGTTCAATTGGTTTCTGATATTGAATTAGGTATTAAGCAATCGAAGCGGTTAGGTCTTATTCCCGTATTTCGGTTGAATGGCACCTCTGATTTATCGTGGGAAAAGTATGAGGTTGTTCGTAATGGTGAAGTTTTCACTAACATATTTGCAGCTTTTCCTGATGTGCAATTCTATGATTATACCAAAGTGATTGGTCGTAAGGTTGCTGGCATTAAAAATTATCATCTTACCTTTTCTATGGCAGATGGCAATTATATGGATTGTAAGCGTGCTGTTGAAGAAGGATTGAATGTGGCGGTTGTATTTGGTATCAAGAAAGGTACCGCAATGCCTAAGAAATTCTTCAACCATAATCTATCCGTGTTTAATGGTGATGATAGCGATTTGCGTTTTCTTGATCCAAAAGGTTGTGTGGTTGGTTTATATGCCAAAGGTAAGGCAAAGAAGGATACCAGCGGTTTCGTAAAGTATCCTGTTGGCGATTACCAGTTTACTATTAAAATGAAGGAGGCAGTATGAGCGGTATGAAAGCATTTCTGGATGAAGTCCAGGTATTATTGGAGTGTGGTTACAATGCCGACCAAATCTCCCAAGCATTAGGTTGCTCGTTGGAAATGGCAGAGCAGGCAGTAGAATACTGGACTGATTATGCGGAATAATGTGTTTGTGGTTACCTCGCATATTGAAGTAGAAATTGGTAATTGGTCATCGGAAGTGGTCAAAGTATTTACCGACCATGGTAAAGCATTAGAATTTCGTAAGATATTATTAAATCAAGCGGAATCTAATGAAACCATTGAAATTGATATGGTGGAATTTGAATGACCTATTTGGATAAACTGTTATTAACTCGGTTTAGTATTGGTTTGGCATTATTATTAGTTGGAGTTTGTTTATGAATGTGTATATCGTAAAATCTGGCCAGTTGGTGGATTTTAGTGGTTGGGAATGGTTGAATCTCAGAGCTTTTTCTAATTATGAAAAAGCGGAGGCATACATGAAAATGGTGCAAAACCAGATACCAACAAAGAACCTTGGTGAAACCGAGGATGTGCAAATTGAGCATTTAACATTGGAGTAATTATGATAGACCGTAATAAATTGCAATCGGAGTATGTGGAGTCTATTATAGATGGTATGGATATACAAGATTTGTGTGCATTAGCATCGGATTATCTTCATGGCCGTTTAAAGGATTTGTCTGATAATGAATTGGTGGAAGAAATTGAAAATTTTTATCCACACTTATTACCTGAAAGTGAGGAGTAATTATGTTTGGTGGTAAATTATTAGTAAAAAGTAGGAAGCAAATCGAAGGCACCTATCGTATGCATTCGTACCAAGATGTTTGGGAAGATTCGGTCGATATTGAATATGATGGTGAATTGACGCCATCGGTGTGTTTGGCAATCTGTGAGGCGTGGAAAAATTCTGGTCGCCTTGGTACCGACCAAAGCAGTTATGGTGCGCTTCGGTGGTCAAATGCCGATACCATACTTGGTGTGGATGTAGTAAAACGGCAATTACGCCTAGGTTGTTCGGTAAATCTTGCTGATTGATTTACCAATAGTTGACCGGAATGGTCGACTATTATACAGGGTATTGCCTTTTTACCAGTTTCCTGTATAATGGTCTTTTTAGTGGAGAAAATGTATGACATTCTATGTTTGTGATGGTTTACTTTTTGATAGTTATCAGCGTGCTGTTGATTATGCCAATGACCAGTTCCGCAAGTTTGATATTGCTTTGAATATTGAGCGAGTGGTCAAGGTATGATGTTAGCGATTAGCATTTGTATTTTGTTGTATATGGTAGCATCAGCGTTATTAATTTATTTTGTGATTAAGGAGTTTTGAATATGCCAAATTGGTGTAATAATACGATTGAGTTATCCCATGAGGATCCAGCAATGATTGAGCGTGCCAAGGCCGCTTTCTTAGATGGTAGGTTTTTGAATGAATTCATTCCGTTGCCTGCTGAGTTGCAAGATACCACATCACCAGTGCGTGAAGTAACGGCAACCACCGAGCAGTTGATGGAGAAATACGGTGCGGCCGATTGGTACTCATGGTGCATTAATAATTGGGGTACCAAGTGGGATATCAGCCCTTATGAGTGTGAAGCCGAAGGCAATACACTAAATGGCACCTTTGATTCACCATGGGGTCCTCCAATCGTAGCGTATGAAAAGCTGGAAGAATTAGGCTTTGATGTTCGTGCATATTACTATGAACCTGGTATGGGTTTTGCTGGTGTGTATGATGGTTTTGATGAATGCTACGATTATTCTGGCATGAGTGCTGATGAAGCGGAAGAATATCTGCCAGAAGCTTTGGATGAAATGTATGGCATCACACAAGATATGCGTGCTTGGGAAGAAGAAAACGGAGAAAATGATGAGTAAATGGGAATTTACAATCAAAGAATTAAAGGCATTACAACAGGAAACGCCAGATACACCGGCAATCGTTGAAGCATATGTTGAATGGGTTTTATTAAAGGGTTATTCCATTAAAAAGACCAAATAGTGTTGTATATTTACAACAGGGGCTTGAAAACCCCTGTGGTAAGTGTATAATGGTAGTATTAATTGAGTGAAAGGTACATTATGTTGAAATTCGAAGGTATTGCAAAAGTTGGTGATGTGATTCGTGCATACGATTTTGCACCATGTGCTGGTCGTGATGATGCTTTTATTGAAGGTGTGGTAGAGCAGGCAAATTGTAATGAACCTGGTTTTAATTGCTATAAGGTTACGGTGACTGCTGACAAATTTGTTAAGTTTGAAACCAAACCCAATAAAAAGAATCGTGTTGGTAAGATTATGTTTGTACCACACCAGACCAGTTTTATGGAATTTGATTTTCGTGTGATTAATTTGAGCAAGGTGTAATATGAGTAAAATTAATATGAGTTTATACGAAGCCATCGATGCGTATATTAAACATTTGGCT